GGATATTTCAATCCACGCACCCGTGAAGGGTGCGACGCTTTCATAGGGACGTCATCCTCCGGGTGATGCTATTTCAATCCACGCACCCGTGAAGGGTGCGACGCAATCGAGGATTCGTTAATATGACCGAGATCACCATTGCCGTGGATGAGTTCCGGGCGGCGGTCGGGGATATCGTACGGAGGCGAGGCTAGATGCAGATCGAATCCATCCTCCGGGCGATCCTTGTGGCCGACCCCGTAGTGTCGGGGATGGTCGGGACTCGTGCCTATCAGGGACAGCTGCCACAGGGGGCGACGTTCCCGGCGATCGTCTACCAGATGATCAGCCGCCCCCAGGACGGCTTGACCGGTATCGTCCAGGCCCGGATGCAGTATACTTGCATGGCCGAGTCCTGGCGCGAGGTGGCCGACCTCGCCGACGCGGTGCGATGCTGCCTGCACGGCTACCGCGGCGTGCGGGATGGGGCACGTATCGAGGACGTCCGATACGCAGGACAGCATGACGACTACGACGAGACGACCGGGATCCACTGGATCCCCGTCGACATGCTCGTCACTTACCTAGAGGAGACTTGAGACAATGACTTTCCAGACATCCGTGCAGAACCCGGCCGCGATCCGGCTTGGGAGCTGCAAACTTGAGGTCGAGAACTACCCCGGGACGTTCACCAGCATGACTGACGTCGGCATCCTTAAGGGGGCAAAACTCGTCCTGACCAGAGAATCGATCACCATCCAGCCGGACAACGCGCCCGAAGTGGATGTGTCCGACCAGATCACCGGCGCCGAGGTTACGGCGACGCTCCATGAGTGGACGCTCAAAACGCTCGAAAAACTCGGGCTCGGGACCGTCACGACCGTGACCGCCACCCCCGTCAGCGGACAGACCCTCAACGTCGCGTCTGGTGCGTGGGACTACTCCACGTTTATCCCCGTGACCGACCAGCCGAGCGCGACGATCGCGTCGGTCGCCGGGTCGACGAACCCGACGCTCGTTGCCGGGACCGACTACCACGTCATCACCGACGACGAGGGCGTCACCGGGATCGTCGTGCTCGACTCGGATACCGTCACCACGACCGCCCAGGCGCTCACGATCACCTACGGCTACACGCCGATCGCGTCGAAGACCATCAAACTCGGCGGCAAGGGGTCCACCCCGAAGTACATCGCCGTGCAGATGACCAACACGAACGCAGCCGGCAAGAAATACCGTTACCGCCTGTTTAAGGCCAAACTGTCGAGCAACTTCGAGCACACGTTCACGGCGGACAGCGGAGGCGAACCTGCGGGCATCCCGATCACCCTGACGGCCCGACCCGACCCGACACTCCCCGACGACGAGAACGTCATCCAGATCTACGACGAACAGGCGGTATGAGCATGGTCGTGATCCACGACCTCTCCACCCTCTCGCCTGAGCCGGTGATCGTCAGGATCGGCAACGGCGACGAGATCGAGGAGATCGATCTCACGATCGTCCCGGCCCGCGGCACGCTCCTCCTCTCTGAGGCGACGCAGCGTCACGGAGGATGGGACAAGATCCCCGACGACGAGATGATCCCCGCGATCGCCGCCATCTGCCGGCAGTCCAACCCCCGGATCACCGCCGAGTGGCTGGAGACTAAACTTACCCGGCCGCAGCTCGCTGGCCTGACCCAGGTCATCCTGGCGCAGGCGTTCCGACCGTGGGGCAACCAGAAGAAGGACGACAAAGAACAGGACGCTGGCGAAAAAAACCGGTGATCGAGGCAGGCCGGATCATCGCTCAACTCTGCAGAGTCTACGGGTGGACGCCGGACTACTGCCTCGATCGCCTATCATGGCCGCAAGTGTTGATGTACCTCGAATACTCGATTGATACCGGGCTCCGGGGACCAGAGAACACCTCCAGGCAGGCAGCAGAAGCGCAGCCACCCGGCGACTCCGACATACCCGACGCCCCGACGATAGAGCGAGAACTCGGCAGCCTGATCAGGAGAGACAGAGATGGTCGGTGAAACAAGCGCAGGTAAACTCGTCGTCGAGATCGTCGGCGATGTCGCGGGGCTTGTCAAAGCCTATGACGAGGCAGTGCGGCGCACCGAAGGGTTAGAGGGCGACCTCAAATCCATCGGGTCGCGGATGACGAGCATCGGCTCTGCCCCCATCCTAAAGGTACCCGCCCCGCTCGCCCTCACCGGAGGGCTGATGGTCAAGACCGCCGCCGACTTCGACGACTCCATGCGGAAGGTCGCCGCCGTCACCGGAGCCACCGGGGATCAGTTCGACCGGCTCCGACAACAGGCGATCGACCTCGGCGCTACGACCGCCTGGTCTGCGTCCGAGTCCGCCGCCGCCATGCAGTATCTCGGTATGGCCGGGCTCGACACCAACGAGATCCTTGAGGCCACGCCACAGATGCTCAGCCTCGCGTCTGCCGGGGCGATGGATCTCGGGGCCGCGGCCGATATAGCGACCAACGTCCTCTCGGGTTTCAACCTGGAGATTTCAGACCTCGCCCACGTCTCCGACGTCCTCGCCGAGGCGGCATCGAGCAGCAACACTTCCGTCGAACAACTCGGGTACGCGATGGCTTATGTCGGCCCGGTAGCGTCGTCTGCGGGGCTCTCCATCGAGGAGACGACCGCCGCGATCCAGGTGCTATCAAACGCCGGTATTCAGGGCACGATGGCCGGCACGGCGCTCCGGGGCGCGTTGACATCCCTCCTATCCCCGACGAAACAGGCCACCGATATCCTCGCCACCTACGGGCTGACAGCAGAGGACGTCAATCCAGAAGTGCACTCGCTCGCGGAGATCCTTGATACGCTCTCCTCGGCCGGCCTCTCGACCGCCGACGCCATGGCACTCTTCGGCGACCGGGCAGGGCCGGGCATGATCGCCCTGCTCCGGGCCGGAGGCGACGGTATCCGCGATTATGCCCAGGCTCTAGAGAACTGTGACGGTGCCGCGCAGCGGATGGCCGAGACGATGGAGGGCGGCGTCGGTGGATCCCTCCGCGAACTGGAGGGCGCAGTCGAGACGCTCAGCATCACATTCGGCGACCTGATCGCCGACGCGCTGATGCCCGTGATCGAGGGTGCGACGAGTCTTGCCAACTGGCTCTCGAACCTGGATGAAGGCACCCAGCGCGTCATCGTCACCACCGGACTCCTCGCCGCTGCAACCGGTCCGGTCATCTGGGGGCTCGGCACCCTCGCCGGTTCGGTCGGGCAACTGATCTCCCTCTACCGCACGTATCAAGCCTCGACGATCGCCGCCACGATTGCGACGAGAGGGTTCAGCGCCGCGATCGCCGCAAACCCGATCGGGCTCGCCATCATCGGCGTTACCACCCTCGGCGCCGTGCTCCTGCCGCTGATCGCGTCCACGAACGACGCGACCAAGGCGCAGGAAGAGTATAACGCCGCGCTCCGGGAAACAGCGGATCTCACCGGAAAGACGACCGAAGAGATCGAGGACGAGATCGACATACTCAAGGAGCGGGAGCAGCAGATCCTCGCCAACATCGAAGCGCTCCAGGCCCAGACCGTCGTCGTCGACCGCGGGACACTCGCGACCCGGCAGGCTACACAGGCGACCGGCTGGCACAAGCTCGCGACCGGCGACCTGACACGGGAGTTTAGGGATGCGACCGACGCGATCGAGGACGGGACGGTCGCCCTCGGCGCCCTCACGCAAGCGCAGAAGGACGCCGCGATCGCCGCGAAGGAGCAGGAACTTGCTGAGAACCGGGCGGCGCAGGCTATCCGGGATACCGAGCTCCAGACCCGGCGTCTCGCGGACGGGGCGAAGACGGCATATGAGCAGGCGTCGAAAGCCGTCACCGCACATCAGAAGACCGTCACCGAGCTCCAGAAAGAGTACGACGAACTGAAAAAGACGATCGACAAAGCGCTCGGGATCGACAAGGAGATCGAGGACGCCGACCGTGAGGTCGAGCGGGCAGACATCCGGCGGATCCGGGCAGAGCGCGACCTCGCAGACATCCAGGAAGAGATCAAGAAGAAGCGGGCGGAGGCCGCGGGAGGCGACGCTGATGCCAAGCGGGAACTCGAAGACCTCCTCCTCCGCGAACGTGAGGCGGTGCTTGACGTTGCCGAGGCGCAGGATCGGTATCAGGATGCGCTCGATGCCGCCTCGGCGAAGCAGACGGAGAAAGTAGAGGTCGAGAAGGCCCTGAACGGGGAGAGCGTGGAGAGCGCTCAGGCGCGGTTGGATGAGATCAAGAAACAGATCGACGAGGAGACTGAGAAACTTGAGACGGCGCTCGCGGCGCGGGAAGAGGCACAGATCGCGCACGAGAACCTGATGTCTCAGATCGAGAACGAGGCACTCGACGTCAAGTCGGCGAACTGGGCGGAGTACGTCCAGTACGTCAACGACAACCCCGCAATCGCCCGGACATACCACGTCGAGTATGACGAGAACGGCAACCCGATCGGAGGGATGCCTCAGCCACCCGTCCGCGACATCCAGATCCCGTCCTATGCCTCGCCGGCGTTCGAGACCGCGACACAGCCAACCGCCGCAGTCGCAGGGGCATCAGGAGGCGCACCCGAGGGGGGGCAAGGCGCTGCTCAGACCGATGGCCCGGGTACACAGTCGTCCGGAGACCGCCGGCCGGTGGTGCGCGGGAACGACACCATCTGGTCGGACGAGGCGATCCTGAAATACGCGGAACTCGCACAGGAGACCGTTCGCGTTGGCGACAAGGTCGTGGAATCCGCAAACGCGGCGGCGGCTCGGGCGTGGTTGCAGCGGAACGCGCCCGGGGTTACCATCCAGAAC